CCGGGAGGTAGGCAGCAGTTCGTGCAGTAGAGGCAGCAGAGCCTTCGGTTTTAGCGTAGTCACCAGCGTATGTGCCGGTTTCTAGTTGGGCTCCCCAGAGATAGACTCCAGAGGTGCCGTCGCCGGTGTCATCACTTAAAAACAGAGATCGAATAAGTGTTGTCCCTGCAGGTGTCGTTGCTGTAATCCAAAAACGATACCAGCCATTGCCATATGCTTGTGCATCAGCATCAATAACTGTAGGCGCTGTACCAGAAGAGCCAACAACTGTTACATTGCCGTTTGACAAGTCTATTTTGTATGTGACTTGACCCAAGAAAGCCGGATCTCTAACACCAAATTGCATTCTGACTGTATCAAATTCTGCCGCTTTTACAAAACAACTCAACGTATATGTTGTACTGGGATTAGCCGTGACATCTTGAAGTATTTGAGCATTTGGAACAGCGGTTCCGTTATCGTAGATAAATTTATCTGCGGTTGTTGTACCGTCTGGGGCGACTGCTGCATTTACCGATTCAGTGCTATTGGCATTTGTCCAAGTCGTCGAAAAGTCTTCCGACTGCAGCAACAAGTTATAGCTACTCTTCTTCAACGTACCATTCACATCATAATACGTCGCATTACTTGCACGGCTAGTCCAGTTCACATCCGATTTAATGTAGTCGGTTGCGGTTGAACCTTCTTCAAGTTGGGCTCCCCAAAGGTAAACTGCCTTCTCTCCAGTTCCCGTGTATGTCTGGGCGCTTCCATTAGCGCTTGCTCCTAACCTAAAGAATGGATTACCAGGAGACGCTGTTGTCGCAGCACTAGCGGTACATAAATACCAGCCATCTGCAAGTGGTTCAATTGTCGCTGTTGCAGAAGCAACAGTACTTGCTGTGCCATTAACCAAATCGAAAAAGGCTGCGGCACCTCCTCCTGCTCCCCATGCTGCATTGGGACCAAAAACTAAACATCCATAGTTTTGACTGCCTTTTTTAAATCGGCAACTTATGGTATATGTTGTGTTTCCAGATGCTCCTACAAGAGTTTGTGAAATGCTGTGTACTTCGGTTAGTGTTGTATCTACTAAGGCATCAGCAGTTAAGTTACCGTCAGGCGCAGTTAGTGCGTTTGGAGTAATACTTGAACCAGCAGGAATCCACGCCGCCTGATCAAACTCCTCACTATAACTCAACAAATTAACACTACCAAAGTTACGTTCCTCAATACTCGCCACGTCAGCAGCGCGGGTGACGGGAGAACCTTCGGTGGGGATGTAGCTGGTGGGGAAGGAACCGGCTTCTATCTGTAGACCCCAAACGTAGACAATATCACCAACTGTTGCTACATCTGGAATATCCAGTCGAACATTTTCAAGATTTCCTGTAGTTGTCGCAGTAAAGTCGTACCGATCCCATTCAGTCGTAATGTCAAACGCACTACTTGTTTGAAGTCCAGTTCCCGCGTCTGTAATCCTTAATTTGCAAGTTTGAGATGAGTTGCCTGCTGCTCCTTTCAAATACACACTAAAAGTGTAAGTGCCAGCAGAAACTCCTGTGGCAGTATTTACTATCAAATAAGGATCAGCGGCAGTTGCTGTAACACTAGCCGCAGTTGTTGTCCCGTCTGGCGCAACAGCCACGTTGTCAACAATAGTGCGATTAAGACCAAAAATTGTGTTTGATAATATCGTTTGAGAGTAAGGGATGGAGTTCGTCCTACTTTCCTCCACCAACAACCCCAAGCTCTCACCCGTCGTTGGGTCGTGATCAAACCGTGGAGCACTGTTGATCGCGGTGGTGGTTTTGACGTATTGTCCGACGGTGCTGGATTCCTCTAGTTGGGCGCCCCAGAGGTAAAAACTACCGTTTGTAGAATCACCAGCAATCCCGCCTCCAAATCTAATATTCACATTTCCACTAACCGTTGGTTCGTATCTTAGGTAAATTCGAGTCCAACCATTAGATAAAGATGTGTACCCAGTCTGAGTTAAAACTGTATTGTTAGATACGGCAAATGAGTTATTCGCAAAAGTGTAGTCTACATAAGCGTCAGAACCAGATAGAAACAGGCGAATATGTATCTTGTTGATGTCAAGTGTCTTTACATAAGCACTGAGTATGTAAGTATTGCCTGCGGAAACTTGAACCGCAGGCGTTTGCGAAACACGATTAACACCGCCTGCATCAACAGTAATTTTGTCGGCAGTCAGTGTGCCAATCGGAGAAGCAATCTGATCAATGTCAACAGTGCATACACCATCTGCGTTCCAAGTTGTCGAAAAGTCTTCCGACTGCAACAGTAAATTAGTAACCGCCGTTCTAATCACCCCATCGCCGTCAACATACGTTGCGCTACTTTGGCGGGTGTGAGTGACACGAGAATCTAACGACTTGTGCCGCGCAAACTGAAGATCCAGTGAAGCAATTGAAAACAGGTCGCCCGTTCCAAGGCCACCTGCAATGCTCTGCCGCAGACCGCGCTGCAGTCCAGTCGTCAGATTCTTTGCCATGACTTAGAGCGCTCCAACAAGGCTGGCAACAGAAGGAGTGCCGCCGCTAATGCTCACCAGTCGCAACCGGATGTGTTTAACCGGGCAACCGTTCAAAGCAAAACCATAGGTGCCGTTAGCGGTGATCGTGGTGTCCGCTCCACCTTGGTCCAGGTTGAAGAAGTTGGTATTGTCCAGGCTGCCTTCAAATCGCACCACCACGTTGGTGCCGATGTCAGTGACGGTGACCTGGAACGTGACCGCGTTGCTGGTTACCTCCACCGCAGTGGTCGTTCCAACGGCGGTCAACGTCGTCAGGCTTTGGACGTTAAAAGGAAAGAGTGCCATGGGTCTACGCCGATGTAACCAGTGTATCGAGGCCGAAGAGTTTAGGTAGACCAGGGCGGTGCTCAATCCGCCCCAGTGCAGTCTTCGACTTGACCGCCATTACCAGGGCACTCCGGCAGCCTTAGTCGGTGCAGCCTTTTCGTCGATCTGTGCTTGGAGCGCAGCCTCAATTTCGGCAACCTTTTCGGCACCAAACTGATCTTGCACCCAGCCGATCACAACGTCTTCGGTGAGGTCGTCAAACTCGACGCTCACGTCGCCGTCAAAACCGAGAGAGCCGTAAGCGCCAGCAGAAAAGAAGCCGCCGGATTCGCTGTTGGGGTCAGCCTGATCGGACAGAGCGTTGACCGTGTAGTGGACGGTGAACACTTTGCCGGAAGCGGTTTCCCGCTCCATGTTTGCGACCTTCCAGGTGTAGGTAGTAGCCATGGGTGAAGTAGATCCTGAATGAGCTTAAGGGTGGTGCAACCTGTTGGGAATGGCCGGTTGCCCGCCTAATGAGTAGGACTACGCGCCCTTGAGTGCTGCTACTTCGGCTTGAAGTTCAGCAATCATTGTTTGCTGTTGTTGGATGGCTTTTGTCAACAATGAAACCATGTGACCGTATGCCAAAGCATCAGGCGACCCATCTTCCGCGTATTGAACAAACTCTTTCAAGCCAAGTTCATCAATTTCTTCGGCAATGAGACCAGCAAACTGCGTATCGCCATCGAATTCTGATTTTCCTTTATAATAAACAGGTCGCAACTGCAATACTTCTTGCAGTCCTTTATCGTAATCAACTACATCACGTTTATATTTAATTGATGATGTTGAGCGAAAAAATACTCCATCGCCAGCATTCACACCTACGTTGGCCGCAGCACCTGCCGTTTTGTTGTAGGTAGGGAGTGAATACAGCCAGCCATTACTATCAATCCTCATCCGCTCCGTCGGGCTGCTCGCTCCGTCGGCAGTAGTGGAGAACACTAACCTGCCCGGCATGTCGTTAGCGCCGGGGGTACCGTCTACTGCAGCAGAAATACGAGCAGCAGAAACTAAATTGGTGCCATCAGCTCCTTCAAAATAAATCGACCCTAAATTTTCACCGCTTTGAACAACAGTTGTTCCTCCGTTGCCAGTGGCGCGTGTTTTGGCCAGTGTTACAGACGCTCCAAGAGTTGCACCTGAATTATTTTGGACTAGCGCCAATGCACTTGTATTGTTGCTTGTTCCTTCAGCTTGAAGCGATGGCACAATAGTTGTGCCCATTGTGCGCGCAGTAGACGTGCCAACTAACAGGCGTCCCGAAGTATCAAGACGCATCGCCTCGGTTGCACCAGTGAAAAACTTAAGTGGAACACCTGTGGAGCCACTCACCGTTGTCCACGAGTAGAGAGAAGTACTGCCGCTTTCGGCACCGAGCAGAAGCGCAGAGGTGCTGCCTGTAGTGTTATGAGAAACGATGTAGTTATTGCCAGCCGTCGCTACATGAAGCTTTGCGCCAACTGAAGTAGTGCCAATCCCGACGTTGCCTCCCTGTGGGTTGATAACTGTTGGCGCAAAAGCAACGCCTGCCTCACTTGACTGTATCCAGCCAAATGTTGCACTGCTATTGGCACCAATGTTAATGCCAACTGAACTAGTTCCCGCGCTAACTCTTACACCGTCGGTGGAAGAAGCGCCTGCTGCATCAGGCGGCGTTGCGTGAAATAGCGCAATAGGAGTAGTAGTGCCAATCCCTACGTTGCCTGAGGAGTCAATCCTCATCCGCTCCGTCGGATTAGCTGAGCCATCGTTTGTCTCAAATGCAAGAATTCCTGTACTTGCAGCCGTACGTTGAGACCAAATATTGGCAATACTTTCACTGCCAGTGTTATCTGAAAAATTTACATAACAATAGTCATTGGAACTATCACGCATCCTTAACTGAGCAGCCCACGCTCCACTGTCAGAAGCCAGCACTTGCAACGGTGCGGAGTTTGTGGCACTAGACGTGCCAACCAACAGGCGTCCCAAGCTGTCGATGCGGGCGCGTTCGGTATTGTTTGTGCCAAGAATTACCGAGCCAGTTGAATACTGCTGGAGCAGCGAAAGGTCATAGGGCGAAACATTGTTAAAATAAAGCTGGCTATAAACTGTTCCGCCGCTAGCAAACTCAATACCAGATTTAGTCGCGCCTGTTGTATTTACGCGAATAAAGTTGTCAACAGTAGCGTCAGAAACTTCAAGTCTGCGATTGGGCGAAGTAGTGCCAATCCCTACCCTTCCACTCGCATCAACAAACAACCGCCCAGTGCCACCAGTCGAGATGGCTACTTGGTCTGCGCCAGGGCGGTAAATACCAGTATTCGGGTCGCCGTCGAAGCTGATGCCTGGTGCGCCCTCCGAACCAGAACCAGCGTTCTCCATCAGGTCGGCAATGCTGACCTTCTTCGTTACGTCGCTCGTAACGTCAACAATGGGAACAACGTCCGTACTAATCGGGTCGGTGTAAGCCGTCAGATCAGTGATCTTCGTCGTTGCCATGGTCAGTGCCTCGGTAAGGAAATCTTAGGCGTGGCTTAGGTCTTGATACAAGCCAGCAGCGCCACGTTTCGCGGTCTTGTTTCGGTGCCGCTGTTGTTGTTGATGCTGATACCAGTAGTGTTGCCGTTGACTCCGCCGCCAGTGCCCATGTAGTGAGCCGGACCATCACGGCCAGCCAAAATCCCACCGCCATCTCTGATCGGCGTGTAATTCAGCGAGTGACTGTGACCCGGGTCGTTGACCGTGTGGTTGTGAGGTCCAACCATCCCCGTCTGATTGCTACCGAAGGAACGCCCAGAATCAACACCTCTTCCACCGTCCCAGCCACGAACAAACTCACCACGCAAATCGGGCAAATTGAAAGTGGTAGAACCATCGCCGGAGCCGTAAATAGTCCCGATCTCGTTCCACAAATCTGCGTAAGTTGCGCGGCTTACAGCAGCACCATTGCAGTGCAAAAACCCGGTTGGGGCGGTGGAAGTTGTATGCCAAATAATGCTGCCAGTCGGCATTCCGCTGGGAACACTGATTGCAGCGATCTGATCATCCACATACTTTTTCGTGGATGCCATGTTGTTGGTCGTTGGCGCCCCAACCAGCGTTAAATTGCCGGTCATTGTGCCACCGGCTAACGCCAAATAATCTGACGCCGCGTCGGTTAGCTGCAGATACCGTGCATCAGCAAAGGTCTGCGTAATACCGTCAGGATCAGGACGCACCCAGTTTGAGCCGTCCCACATCTTCAGCTCGTCGGGCGTTTGGCTGGTGTCCTGCCATAGCTGACCCAGTGCCGGACTGCTCGGTGCTGTAGCAGCAGGGTTGGTAATGATTGACTTAGACGGCTGGAACGAAACGACCGTAAAAGTTGCACCGTTCCAGACCTTCAGCACTGGCGGGTTGGTGCTGGTATCAACCCAAAGCTGACCGTTGCTGGGTGACAACGGCTGGGTGCTGCCAACACTGGTGCCAAGCAGACCTAGGGCAACAGCTAAAACGTTGGCTTGGATGCGGCGGGTTTCGCTTCCAGAAACACTGGAGAACGGCAGCAGATCAGCACTTGCAATCGCTTCTGCAAGTGGTAGCTGAGAAATCCGTAAGCCTGCCATCTCAGTAACCCACCACGGTCATGTCAATCAAGCCAGCAACAGCAGTGCCTGAGCTGTCCACGCACTTTATTGTAATTGCGCTGGTTGTCTTTGAAACGACCAAAGCGTTGATCGCTCCAGTGCCGGTGTCCTGCAGTGTGATCTGCACAGATTTCACCGCCCGGAAGGTCTTGGCCAAATTGACGGCAGTGCCGGAGCCGCTGCTGCTGATTGCCACATCGTTCTGCGACTCGATCACATCGGGGTAATCCAGCTCGAAGCAGATGCCCGTAATCGCACCAGGGCTGACGCCATCCTTGCTCTTGATCAGGGTTTGAACGGCGTAGGTGTCTTCGATCAGTTTTTCGTAAGGCGCGTAAGGGTGCAAGATGCCGGACGATTCACCTGACAATTCGCCTGCGGTGTAAGTCCGCTGTTCGGCAAAAATTGAATCGTCATTTTCTTGAAAGATCTCGTCGTCATCTTCCTGCAGCAATGATGTATCTGCACCAGTCAGAGCGCCAATGCTGTGCTGGTACGTCGCCTCGGCTGTGGTGGTGATTAGAACTGCGCTTTCAAAGAAGTTATTGTCGAAATTCCAGGTGTAATAACCCGGCAGGGTCGGGTCGATCTGCTGGACGGAATAGACGCCAGTGTCACCCGTGATGTAGGTGCCATCTTGAGCAGTGATGTAGGTTCCGTCTTGGGCAACGACGTAGTAGTTATCGCTGGCTTCTGCGTTGATAAACGAACCCGGCCAAGTGGTCGTATTGATGCACTCGTCGTAGACCGCGTTATTAACTGGCGGCGCATTAACGTTCAACAAAATGTAAGCCGGAATATCACTGCGCCATTGCGTTGCATCCACCGACTTGACCATCACGGTCCAGGTGTCGGTATCAAACAGCCCGGTCTCAAACCACTGTTGCTGGGCAGAAACACCACCGGAGTACAGCTCTAAACCTTGCTGCCAAGTGGTTTCTGGGTCGTTGTCGATCAGTCCGCCCTGTTTGTACCTGATCTGATACGAAACAATGTCAGAAACAACGCCCTGATCCCAGCTACCAAACAAGCTCAGCGGAAGCTGCCAGCTAAAGCGCTTTAGGCCGCTGTTTTCATTTTCAACGACAGTAAAGTTGCCCGGCGTTGGCGGCACAATCTCCGCACGCTCAACCGTGTCGTACAGATAATTAGTCGGAGTTTCACCGAAAATTGCACTGGTAAAGGCAACCCGCAGCTCCCATTCGCCTGGGGCGTGGAACGCAACCGTGTAATAACCAGTTAGCGGTACATCGCTCAGGAAATACCAGCCATCAGACTCAGGTTCTTTGACGCCCGGAATTGTTGTTGGAACATCAGTCGGGAATGCCCAGCAGCGGTAACCAGTAATCCGCTCAGGGACAGGGCACGTTCCAGCGTCAATGATCAGAAGCTGGGTGCCATCCGGCTGGTTTTGGTGCCGCACAACGGCATTAAATTCTGGATCCGAGAGATCCGGGATTGCCTCAAAATCAGTGACCGAAATCGCAACCCAATCCGATTGCTGACCTAGGCGGTTCAGCGTGGCAACACGGAACTCGTAGCCATCACCAAAAACGTGTGAATCGAGTGGCTCGTTAATTGTGGTGCCGGAAACCTGCCGAATATCGCTCCACTCCGTATCTCCAACCTGCCGCCACTGATATCGGTAACCGCGCACCAGCAGATCGTTGGCATCGTTGACTTGGGGTGCCGTCCAGGTTGCGTTGATCTGCGCTTGGTTGTTGCGGAAAATCAGCTCAGCCGTGACATTGGTTGGTACCTTCGCGCCGGTCAACGTGAAGCGATCTTTGGGAACAACAACGGGCAGATCGTTGTCTACATAGTCAAACTTGCTGTTGTTGTACTGAAGCGCTTCAACTTGGTAGATCAGCGGTTCAACTTCGCTGATAGCAATAATTTTGTAAAGCGCGGCTTGTAGGTCTTGCCACTCAAGCACCCAGATCGCGCCAGCTTGGGTGTCAACAACGCCATCGCAGCGGATAACGGTATAGGCTTCGTCGTCTTGGACGATGTAACCGATCAGGCTGTCACCCGCTTGGGTCGTTATCTCGTCATCGTCTTGGGCGGTAATCGTCCGCAGTTCGCTTGCACCAGCTTGACTGGAATAGTCAACAACGTTCAGCGTTTGGAGCTTGGGGCGAGTGGTGATGCTCCCGTCTGGATTGGTAACGGTCTCGCCATCCGGCACCACCAACGTCAACGTGTAGGTATTGGCAGGATTAAGAGTCAGGACAGCATCTAGAACGATGCGGTTTAGAACAGTGTCAATTTCACGGACTCGACCACCAAGGCGTTGACCTTGCTTCAGTGGATCTGCAATCTGGATAACTTCACCGACACCAGCGGCTAAACCTTCGGCGCCAATGCGGAAGCTGACTTTTTCAGTTTCGTAGCGGTTAGAAAATAGTGTGTGCTTGGCTGCCCGCAGCGCTTGGCCGCGTGAAGTGACGCCGAGCAAACGGAGATCAACCGGGTTGTAGCCAAGCTTTTCCAGCAGAACATCGTCCTGCATGTATTCGGTAACGCTTGAATACGCCTGGTTGGGGTCGTCCCAGTTGGCGATAACAACAGACTTACGGGCGGTTTTGGCCGTGCCGGTGTAGCTGAAACACGGCGAGGTAACAGTGCCGTTGTCGTCAACCTCTTGGATAACGTTGGCTTCACTGAACTGCTGAACAGGAACCTGCGAGCGATCCTGCGTTAAATAAATCTGCCCTTGGCTGTAATAAATCAAGCCACGGAAACAGGAAACCAGTGCGTTTAGAACCTCGTAGACGCTTCCTGCGTTTTGCAAATAGACATTGCAGGTAAAACGTGGCTCTGTTCCGCCTAAACCGTTCGGTACGGTTTCATCACAATACTGACTTACGGTATAGAGGTACCAGGGGTCAATTGATATACCGGGGACATAACGCGCAACGCCAAAGCGGTCGTTGACAACGATGTCACGGAAGATCCAGGCGGGGTTATCAGTCCAAGCTGTTGTAAAAGTGCCGTCCCAGATGCCGTCATAGCTTCGAAGCACGGGGTCATAGTTAGTTGGGATTTGAACCCGCTTGCCCCGCAATTTGACGGATACATCAGGAATTGTGTTGAACTGACGGGCATCAACTTTTAGCGCCAGCAACGCGGTGTTTGGATAGGCAAATTTCTCGTCGATAATCTCGACGTAGCTTTGCCAAGTGATGCTGTTCTGAAGATACGGACTGGTGCTGTCGTTGGTCAGCCTGGTAACGCGAAGCGTCCAAGGTCCAGTGCCAACTAGGTCAAACTCATAAGCCCGCTGAAACTGGCTGTTTGATTTACCCGTGACCGTTGGTGATGCAACAGTCGTATAAGGTCCGCCGTTTGCTGAAACTTCAATTTTGTACTGAACACTGGTGCCGCCAATGTCACCGTTGTCGCGGTTCTGCGATTGCAGTGAAGGGTGAGAAATAATGATCCGACAACGCTCGGTATCTGTGTCGGTGATCGTGCGGGTAATTGGACCGCTAGCAATCGTTACCGCAGTGTTGACACCAACAGCGTTTTCAGTTGTGCTGAACCCCAGCATCGGGGTTTGCGTTTCGTCCGTTCCAGTGCGGTTGTCTAACGTATAGCCGCTGTAGTTGTATGTCCCATCCTGGTTTTTGATGGGCGTTGAATCCAGATAAATATCCTCTTCTGCGCTGTTCGGGAAGCCTTCAATTTCGCCTTCGCTTAGTGCATAAACTGTTTTGGCAAACGCGACCGAAAACAGGTTGTTGGCAGCCTCGATTGGCTGACGTGTAGTTTGCGCAACAGAAACGTTGTTGACAACTGAAACGTTCTGAACTGGTTGCGAACGGCCACCGCCAGCACCACTGATTTCAGGCAGGTTTTTAGCGTCGTCCATCAGAGGTAGTTCTGCAACTCAAGGCCAAAGCTCAACACCGGAAGACTTCCGATGATGCGCTCACCATAGAGAACAGGAACCACCTCGCCCTGCATCGTGTTGGCGTTGGATTTATCAAAGGTGAAAGATTTCAGTTGCTCTTCGCGGCTGCGACCTGAGGTGATGCTGCCACCCAATCCTGATGGTCCCAAGCCAACACCGGGCATTTTGGGAGTTGGTGTTAAAAGTTCAGCAACACCGCCAAAAACAAGCGATAAACCAATACCGGCAACGATAGGAACTGCTTGTGCGCCAAGCGTGAACAAACCACCTGCAAGGGCTCCCGCAGGAGCAAACAAAATTGATACGGCAACTAATGCCACGCCAGCGATAATCCTGCCAACAGCGCCGCGTCCTACAGGGATTGGCGCTAGCACCAAACGCTTACTCAGCGGCCATAGCAAGCCTTCTTCATCCAATCCCTCAGCCTTTTCTGTCACTACGCGCCAGTTGATCCCCGCTTCGGCGCTATTCAGCATGTATTCCCGCAACCCAGGGATTTGTACGGACAATGCCCGTACAGCTTCGGCAGGGGTCTTCACCGCCAGTTGGAACCGACGCCCAAAACGTCGTCCAGCTTCACCCAACAAGCGGATCGTGACCATCAGTCCTGCCTCCTGACCACCATGTAAGTATTCTCGCGGAAATATCCGCTGTAGGCAGTCGTTCCAGACAATCTGCCAACTAGGTGCTGATACAGCATATTCGCGGCTGGGTCTTCTACTACCGCAACGTGGTTGCAGGCGTGCTGGTTGCGGATGCGGAACAGGATCACATCGCCGCGCTCCAGTGGGACGCTGACCGGAATGCGCGTGAAACCTTCGGCGGCAAAATTATCCTCAAAATGCGTAAAGCCTCGGGTGCTCCATTCGCCTTCGTACAGGCGCTCGTAATCGCCCATATCAACGCCCATCTGCTGCTTGTACCAGTCCCGCACGGCGGAATAGCAGTCATAGACGCCGTAGTTCCAAGGGCGGCCAACCAACCCGGCGGATTGGCGTGGATCTAGCCAAAACGAATTGCTGCCGCCACAATTCCAAACGGCATAGGGCAGATTTAGAGCCTTGCAAGCCTTGATGTCGGCTGGACTGAAACCGTTGTAATTGGCGTGGCTGTGCCAGCAGGCGGCAGCGTCATCCAAGAAATCGGCGGTGTCCTGAGCGCTGATTGTGAACTGATCTGGAACGTTGCTGGTGTTTTCGCACTCGACCACCAGACCATCGAGCAGGACAAAGCCGCAGGTTTCCTTGGGGTATGCACGTTCTGCATAAGTCCGCATTGCGAGCCGTTGCTCGGCGGTCAGCGGATTGGTCCAAGTCGAGAGGGTCATCAGCCTTGAGAATCCACGAGACCGGGAAACCCGCCAAAAGGCAAACGGCTACCGGAACCAAAACGCAAGCGACAGCTACTTAATCGTTTGCCGCACACATCATCAGCCAAACTCGCAACAGCGTCATCATTGGCGTCCCAGTAGCTAGAGCCGTCATAGTGACAGCCGATATCACTGCGGTAGATCCACTGGCACTGCTCACGCAACAAGCGGCGCCCAGGGAGGGCACGACCTTCAAGGTCAAACGGGACTGCTAGCTGGAACGTCACCGTCAGCTTATTTTCTTGAGCCTTCTGCTCCACGATCCATTGATCCGGTCCCCAGTAGGCATCAGGATCTGCGGCAGATGCTCCATCCAAATAGGTGGTCAGCGTACGGATCCGCTGGACCGTTGAGCCAACCAGATCGTCGTAGGTGTTGGTAAGCCCAGTGATTGCCAAGCCGACGTTGGCGAACGTGATGCTGGGACGCTCCAGTTGACCCTTGGTATTTAGCTCAAAGCCTGAAGCCTGCAGTGGCAGCGCCGTATAGGTGTTGCCGTCATAGACAACGTCGTTGCCGTTGGTGTCGCTCCAGTTGCAGAAACGGTAAATCGCTTGGTCTGACGAACCGGCAGGCAACAGAACAGTGATGTCCAGCGTGAAAAGGTCGATGACCTCCGGTAGCTGGGTCTTAAATAGCTCGGCGTTTGGCGGTGATTGCGTCATACATAAATCCTCACCAGCTCAAAGCTGACCGTCATGTATGCCGAGCTGTCGGGCGTCATGGTCCAGCCGTCGGCAAGGATGTAGTTGCGGGCAGCCAAGGTCAAGGTCACATCCACCACCGTATCGTTGGCGATTGTCACTGAAGTCAAAACGCCCGTAGCCAAGTTGGCGGTGTAATCCGTGGGGCGGCTGTAACCGTCAAGAGTCAATGACGCAATATTGTCGTAGCCCAAGTTCAGCGTTCCAGCCGTGAAGGGGCGCTGGAAGTTTTTGGTTGCCATCAGCGGCGTCCAGCTAATTGCTTGCCCCTTAGTGCTAAGGAAAAAGCTCTCGATTGAGTATGCGCTGGAGTAAGGCAGGGGCGGGGTTTGGCACCGCCACCGCTCTTGGTCGATGTTCAGTCCGTCGGTCAGGATCTGGCTGTAACCATCACCGAAGTTGGTGACCTGACGGCGTTGTGTACGGCGGACCGGGGTCGCCATCTGCAGCGGGATGTCGTCAAACGCGATGTAGGCCACTACAACATGCCTCCGCTGCGCTTCTGATTAACCAGCGTTGCCATCACGATACCTTGAACTTGGTTGGCAAGCCGTTTCTGGGCTTCGGGGCTGAGCTGGTCACCTTTGTTTTCGACGGTGATGTTGATTGAGCCGACCTGAACGCCGCTGCCGCCTAATTCATGATTTGGCGTAATCATTCCACTCGCACCAGGCGTAAACAGCTCAGGTCCCCTTTCGCCAACAAGGTATGAGGTGCCGCCTGAAACGCGACCACCACTTGCCATCCCACCGCCAAAACTTGCAAGGGTTAGCCCTGTGCTGTCGTTGTAAGCGCTAAATCCTGAAATATCGGTTGTGCCGGCACCAGCGCCAGCTCCACCACCACCAAAAAAGCTCAAGCCAATCTTCAAAATCTGCATCTGGATCTGAGCAGCAATCATTCGTGCTGCCATGTCCAGGAAATGATCAGCTGTGCGCTGGAACAGATTTGCTAGCGCTTCACGAGCAGTCATGCTGCCGTTGATGATCCCCTTGAACGATTCAGCAAACGCATTGCCCAAAGTTTGAGCAAGACCGATCACCTGCTGAACAGGATCCATCAAGTCATTGATCTGACCCTGAATCAGATCAATCGCATCCTGCAAGCGGTCCTTATCAGTTTTTTGTGCATCGCGTGCAGCATCTTGAGCTTCACGACCCTTACGCTCAATTTCATTACGACGCTCAAGCGCTTTATTCAAACGCTCTTGCATCGCAACCTCAGCCTCCGTTCCAGCGACAGCATCCACCAGCAGGCGAAGCGTTTCAATCCGAAGGTCGATCTCAGTCAGCTGCTTTTCGGTCAGGCGTTGGATTTCCTTGACCTGCTTGTTGATCTCAACAGTTTGCTGGGCAACCGCTGGCACAACACCAGAGCGAATCAGCTCCCCATACTCACGCTCGAATGCAGCCTTATCCTTGATCTGATCAATCTGATCCTGCAAAGGTCTCGCAAGATCCCTTGTGCTTTCTAAGGTGCGTTCAGCAAGTTCGCTTGTTTCGCGCTCAAACTTCAAGTTTGCAGCCTTGATTTTCGAAGCTTCTATTTGCTGGCTTAGCAGAATATCCTCAATGTCAGTCAGTTTTTCACGCTCTGCGACGCCCGCTGCCTGAGCTTTGACGATCGCCATGTTTTCCCGATAGATAATCCGGGCAACATCGGACTGGCGACCTTGCAGCTCAAGCAATTCAGTTTCAGCTTCAATTTGCCCGCGAGCAGTTTCCAACCGCTGCCTTAAGGCAATTGTCGGATCAGCTTTTGCTGGTGTGTCCGTTGGAGAAATTTGCTCCAACAACGCTGCAAGCCTATCTGCCGCTCCAACAGCTTCCGGTACATCACCTGCGCCTAAAATCGCACGCTCTCCAAATATCTTTCTCGTACCTCGCCTGGTTTTTCTTTCACCAATCTGCACACGTTCCGTTGGCGCAGCTGTTCCTTTTTTCGCCCGGACCATTGCCTCAATCACCTTGAGGCGAGCCTCTTCAACGCTCAAATTCAGAACGTTTTGAGCCAGCTCCTCCCCAAGCTTTTGGTTGATTTCGCTGACGGATTTAACAGCATCACGCAAGCTTTCGGGATCTCTAACAGCAAGACCTTTTTGAAGCAGTGCGGCGTCTTTCCCAAAAACTTTTGCAAACTGCGTTGTTAGGCGAGTGTCACCAAAAAACGAAAACGCTTGAGCCGCTTCGAGCGCTTCTTCTCTGGTGCCCTTTAAGGACTTTTGAATCGAATCAATATCCGAAGCAAATAGTTTGGCTCCATTTCCAGCAGAGCCAAATGTGACATTCAACGTTTTAAGTGACTTGTTGAACTCAATGTTTTTTTGGATCGCTTCGCCAATCGCCGTCCCAATAACGGATAGGCCGAACCCAAATCCGCCTCCAAGGGCTCCACCGGCAAGACCACCGGCAAGACCGCCGATCGCACCAGGACCGGCTTGGCCGAATAAAAGCGGAAAGCCGCCGCCAATTAAGCCACTGCTGATTGCTCCGCTAATGCGCTGTTGCCTTGTTTGCCTGCCAAAAAACTGGCTAAATCTGCTTGGAGCACGTTCTGGCCCTATTGGAGCGCCGTATTGATTGGCAGTCGGGACAATAGCCCGGCTCATTTCGTTGTTTACTTCACGGATACGTTGCGCTAGTTCCTTATATTGGTCTGAACCTCTGTCAACTTTACGGATAACATCTTCTAAAACATTGCCATAAGCCTGCATGGCATTTGTTGTATTTGCTGGCTCAAAAGCCAGCAAATCTTTAAGAGACTGGCCCTTGGCAAACTGCACCCCAGACCTGCCGCCTCCGGCAGCCATGTCTCTTAGTGCTGCAGCGGTTGTTTCTGCCTCCTTGTTAAAACGACGCAGCTGAATAATTGAGCTTGTAAAGTCAGTTTTGGTTATGGCCCGAGTGAAATCTGCCCACGCACCAGAGCCAAATTTGACCTGACGGCGGTACGAGTCAAACTGCTTTGATTGCTCAGCTAAAGCGGCAGAACTCTTCCTGACTTGGGCTGTGTTTTCAGCAAAAGCCTTTGCGGAAGCTAAAGCTGCCGCTTTGTTATCGCGCTGTTTTTTTGCGTTTTGTTCTAGCTGTTTATTTAACTTATCTGTTTCTCCACTTGCCTGCTTTGATAGGTCTTTTAATTTTTTTTCTTGTGCGATCAGCTCCTTGAGCTGGTTCGACAAACGTGTAACGCCCTGAGACTGTACGTTTACGCCGATATTGATGCCATAGTCGGCCATGGCTGAACGTACTGCTACTGCTCAGTCAAGTCTATCGCGCTCCAGCGACTCTGGCCCCACGGCCCATCCGGGCGCGGTCCATCGCTTTCTCCTCCTCTTCACCCTTGATTGCGTAGTAGGCGGCCCAGCCAACTAATTCTTCCTGCGTTAAATCACGAGAAAGCTGGGCAACCGTCATGCCCAGCTCCTTCGCAAGAAAGTAGATAAAAAACCAGTCCTTTTTAGCTTTTGAGGTCTGCTTTCGCTTCCTCCACCTTTTGGTCTGTGCCGGAAGTCAGCATCGCTAGCTGGATCTCTTGGAGGACGGTGGCATCCACATCGCGGCGAAGAGCGGCGCGATCCCCATCGGAAAAAAGACGCTTACCCTCTTTATCCAAGGCTTTCTGGACCATCAGATTGAGTGCAAAGTCGCCGGCATCGTCGGATTCCGTGCGCTTTTGGATTGACTCTCGCTCTGCAATCGTCAGAGGGTGCCAAAACACTTCGAGTACAACCTCGCCTTCGACCTTGACTTCGTGCTTGTAAAGCTGGCTGACGCCAAACTTATTTCTCAGAAGTTCTGCAGCTCGCATGGGATGCTGTTGTTTAACCATACAATACTATGCTATGCAGTTGCCGTAAACTGGCACGAAATCACGCCTATGAAATGGGATCTGTCTTCCACATCCAACGGTGTGGGACCGACGATGTCCAAAACCCGTGGTTTTGAGCTGTAGGTATCGGTGTAGCCGCTGGCGTTCACGGAAGTCAGCCCGTCAATTACAGCCTCACTAATTGCTGAAAGTACCGATGTGCCTGCAGATTTCGGCACATACACATTGCACTGAATCGTTCCAGCGTAGTAGTCCTGCGCTGCACCCTGGTTCTGCAGCGTTGCCTGGCCAAAGTTGACCGACATCAAGATGTACTTTTTACTCTTGCCTGGCGTCGTGAACGCAACGTTGTCGTAAACCATCGACACAGTGGCGTCTGCCGCCGCAACTGCGTCAGTTACAGCTTTTTCAAAGGCAGCACGAGTGTTGACAAGAGTCA